AGAAACAGTTAACCAAGCTACATTAGCAAGTGATAGTAGATTTGGTATACTCTCTAAAACAGGTGCAGATGCTAAAAAAATGTTTACAGATAAAGTTGTTCCAATATCAATCAATTATCCGTTTTTCTTTAAACCGATTCAAGATGGTATGGACAGGCCTAAGTCTGAACTTGCTTATAGGGTTCCTGCAAGTAAGTTTACGCGTAAAAAAATTACTACAAACGAAAGGCAGGAAGACTTGGTTGGACTTGATACTACTATTGACTGGAAAAATACAGGCGATAACAGTTATGACGGAGAAAAGCTTAATCTGTTAGTGCACGATGAAAGTGGTAAGTGGGAAAGACCTGATAATATATTAAATAACTGGAGAGTTACAAAAACATGTTTGCGATTAGGTAGCAGAATAGTTGGTAAATGTATGATGGGCTCGACATCAAACGCATTAGATAAAGGTGGAGACAATTTTAAAAAACTATACAACGCATCAGATGTCACACAAAGAAATAGAAATGGTCAAACGAAGTCTGGCCTTTACTCTTTGTTTATCCCAATGGAATGGAACTACGAAGGATTTATTGATGAGCACGGACATCCAGTATTTAATAGTCCTGACGCAGATGTTGTCGGACCCGACGGGGAATTAATAGACGTAGGTATTGTAGATCACTGGCAAAACGAAGCCGATGGTTTAAAAGGAGATAGTGATGCGTTAAATGAGTTTTATAGACAATTTCCAAGAACTACTGAGCATGCGTTTAGAGATGAGGCACAAAACAGTATATTTAACTTAGTAAAAATATACGAACAAATCGATTACAATGAAGAAATGTCAAGAACACTAGGCATTTCAACAGGTAACTTTCAATGGTTAAATGGCGTTCAAGACACAAGCGTTATATTTTATCCAGATTTAAAAGGTAGATTTAAAATTAGCTGGACACCACCCAGTAATTTGCAAAACAATATAATAATAAAAAATGGCACGAAATATCCTGGCAACGATCATATGGGTGCTTTTGGTTGTGATAGCTACGACATTAGTGGCACGGTAGACGGTAAAGGATCAAAAGGCGCTTTACATGGTTTAACTAAGTTTAGCATGGAAGATGCACCGCCAAGTCAGTTTTTTTTAGAATATGTAGCAAGACCACAAACTGCAGATATGTTTTTTGAAGATGTATTAATGGCGCTAGTATTTTACGGCATGCCTTTGCTTGCAGAAAACAACAAACCAAGATTACTATACTATTTAAGGCGTAGAGGATATAGAGGTTATAGTATGAATAGACCTGACAAAGTTTGGAATAAACTTTCTGTTGCAGAAAAAGAAATAGGTGGCATACCAAACTCAAGTGAAGATATTAAACAAGCGCATGCAGCTGCTATTGAAATGTATATACAAAACAACGTAGGAACAAAACCAGATGGTAGTGTAGGTAATATGTATTTTAATGACACTTTAAATGACTGGGCTAGATTTGATATAAACAAACGTACAAAATTTGACGCTGCTATAAGTAGCGGTTTAGCAGTTATGGCTTGTAATAGACATTTATACAAGCCTAATGCAACAGTACAAAGACAAAAATTAAATATAAGTATAGCTAGATATAAAAATGATGGTTATACTTCTAAAATAATAGAAAACTAATATGGCAGAAGCTGTTTCACAAGATTATTTTCCTAAACAAAACGTAAGCGACGAGTATAAAAACTCGGCAGAGTACGGTTTAAAAGTTGCTAAAGCTATTGAATCTGAGTGGTTTGAAGATGGTGGTTTAAATAGTAAGTATCAAAGAGGTAAAGATAATTTTCACAAATTAAGATCGTACGCTAGAGGCGAACAATCAATACAAAAATATAAAGATGAGTTGTCTATAAACGGTGATTTATCTTATTTAAATTTAGACTGGAAGCCAGTACCTATTATACCTAAGTTTGTTGATATAGTAGTTAATGGTATGTCACAAAGAGTTTACGACATAAGAGCTTATTCTCAAGATCCTTTTGGTGTTGAAAAAAGAACTAAATACATGGAGGGTGTGCTTGAAGATATGAAAAGCATACCTTTTACACAGATGGCAGCTCAAGAAGGTATTGATATAAGAACAAGTGAGTTTGAAACAGAAGAGTTACCTGCTAATGAAGAAGAGCTTTCTTTACATATGCAGTTAAGCTATAAACAAGGTATTGAAATAGCAGAAGAAGAAGCTATTAACTGTATGCTTGATGGTAACAACTATGATTTAGTTAGAAAAAGATATTTATATGATTTAACAGTTTTAGGTATTGGAGCTGTAAAAACTAATTACTCTAAATCAACCGGTATTACAGTAGATTACGTTGACCCTGCAAAAATAGTTTATTCTTACACAGAGTCTCCGTATTTTGAAGATATATATTATATAGGTGAAGTAAAAACAATACCTGTAAACGAATTAATAAAACAGTTTCCTGATTTAACAGCGGCTGAGCTTGAAGAAATACAAAAAACAAAACCTTATAACGAGTTAGCATATAATCAAAGATATGTTAGTCAAGGAAAGTACGATAGCAATAAAATTCAAGTGTTATATTTTAATTACAAAACTTATAACAACGAGGTTTATAAAATGAAAAACACTAGAACTGGTGGTGTTAAAGCTATATTAAAAACAGATCAGTTTAATCCACCAGCTGAACTACAAGGAGACTTTACAAAACTAGAAAAAGCTGTAGAAGTTTTATATGAAGGCGCTGTAATACTTGGTACTAACAAACTATTACACTGGGGACTAGCTAAAAACATGATGCGCCCAAAAAGCGATTATACTAAAGTAAAAATGAATTACGCTATTGTTGCTCCTCGTATGTACAACGGTAAAATAGAAAGTTTAGTTAGTAGAACAACTGGTTTTGCTGATATGATACAGTTAACACATTTAAAACTACAACAAGTAATGTCGCGTATAATACCTGATGGTATATACTTAGATGCTGATGGACTTGCAGAGATAGACTTAGGTAACGGCACAAACTATAATCCACAAGAAGCTTTAAATATGTTTTTCCAAACAGGTAGTGTTATTGGTAGATCAATGACAGCTGATGGTGATATGAATCCAGGTAGAGTACCTATACAAGAAATAGCAAGTGGTAATGGTGGCGCTAAAATGCAAAGCTTAATACAAACGTATAACTATTACATGCAAATGATTAGAGATGCTACTGGTCTTAATGAAGCTAGAGATGGTAGTATGCCTGATAAAAACGCATTGGTTGGTATACAAAAAATTGCAGCTGCTAATAGCAACACAGCTACAAGACACATATTAGATGCAGGCTTGTTTTTAACAGCTGAAATAGCAGAGTGTTTATCATTAAGAATATCAGACGTTTTAGAGTATTCGCCAACAAAAGAAGCTTTTGTACAAAAAATAGGTGCGTTTAATGTTGGTGTTTTACAAGAACTAAAAGACTTGCATTTACACGACTTTGGTATATTTATAGAGCTACAACCAGATGAAGAAGAAAAACAGTTGTTAGAAAACAATATACAAATGGCATTGCAACAACAAAGTATAAATTTAGAAGATGCTATTGACGTTAGAGAGGTTAGAAATTTAAAACTAGCCAACCAGTTGTTAAAAGTACGTAGAAAGAAAAAGCAAGAGCTAGATCAAAAAATAGCACAACAAAACATGCAGCAGCAAGCACAGTTAAACCAACAGTCTGCAGCCGCAGCAGCACAAGCTGAAGTTCAAAAACAACAAATTCTAGCTCAAACAGAAATGCAGTTAGAAGCTCAAAGATCAGAGTTTAAAAAACAAGAAATGATGAGCGAAGCTGATTTGAAAAAACAGTTAATGCAGTTAGAGCATTTTTACAATATGCAACTAAAAGAAAAAGAAACTAAAGGTTTGTCTGACAGAGAGTCTGCTCGTGAAGACAGAAAAGATAATAGAACTAAAATGCAAGCATCTCAACAAAGCAAACTTATAAATCAAAGAACAGGTGACGGTCAACCTGTAGATTTTGAATCTGCAAATGACAGTATGGGAGGTGGATTTGACGTAGGTCAATTTGAACCTAGCGTATAAAAATTATTAATTATTATATTTTATTATGGAAGAAAACAAAGAAGTAGTTGAAGAAACTACACAACCTAAAGAAGAAGGCAAACTTAAAATTAAAATGCCAAAAATAGTTAAGGACGATGGTCCTATAAAATTAGATTTATCAAAAAAAGAAGAACCAGTAGAGCAAGTTAAAGAAAATGAAACTACAAACGATAGTGCTGACGAAACAAGAGTCCTTGAGGATGTTAAATCCGAGGACACCGGGGCCGCACAAGAACAAAAAGAAGTACAACCGGAAGCCGAAGCACAAGAAGCTCCAGTATTAGAAGAGGTAACTGAGCAAAAAGTAGAAGAAAAAGTAGAAGAATTAGTTGAAGAAACTAAAGAAGCTATAGCTGAAGCCAAAGAAACTGGTGAACCTTTACCTGAAAATATACAAAAGTTAATCGACTTTATGGATAAAACAGGTGGTGATTTAACAGATTATGTAAAGTTAAATCAAGATTACAGTAAATTAGATGACAATTTAGTTTTAAAAGAATATTATAAACAAACTAAAGGTCATTTAAATAATGAAGAAATAGATTTTCTTATTGAAGATAGGTTTTCTTATGATGAAGAAGAAGCTACTGATAGAGAAATAAAAAGAAAAAAATTAGCGTTTAAAGAGCAAGTTGCTGACGCTAGACGCCACATGGACGGGCTAAAGTCCTCGTATTACGAAGAAATTAAAGCTGGGAGTAAGTTGACTTCCGACCAAAAGGAAGCTATTAATTTCTATAACGAATACAACAAAAACTCGGAGCAAAACAAAAAAGTTCAATTGCAACAAAAAAGTGTTTTTGACAAAAAAACCGAAAGTTTATTTAACAATGAGTTCAAAGGATTTGAATATAATGTTGGTGAAAAAACATATAGGTTTAATGTTAACAACGCTAGCGAGGTTAAACAAACACAAAGCGACATTAATAATTTTGTCAAGAAGTTCTTGAATGAAAAAAATGAAATGTCAGATGCTAAAGGTTATCATAAATCTCTTTTTACTGCTATGAACTCAGATGCTATTGCACAACATTTTTACGAGCAAGGCAAAGCTGACGCTATAAAAGAAAGTGTTAGTAAAGCAAAAAACGTAGACATGAGTCCAAGACAGTCTTATGGAGACGAAAAAACTGGCTTTAAATACAAAGTGTTAGGTGATAATTCTTCGGGTTTTAAATTAAAACTAAAAAAGTAAATTATTAATTAAAAAAATTAGAAATTATGGCAACTCCTAGTGCGGGACCGAATATATCACCGGTTCCAGCTCCAGTTCAACAAACATTATCTAGTTCATATCTAGATTTTAGCACGGGCTGGGCGCAACAATATTTACCAGAGCTTTACGAAGCTGAGGTAGAAAGATATGGTAACAGAATGTTATCAGGATTTTTAGCAAAAGTCGGAGCTGAAGAAGCAATGGCTTCTGATCAAGTAGTCTGGTCAGAACAAGGTAGACTACACATATCAATTGCAGATGTAACATGTGACGCATCTGAAGACAAGCTTATTTTTGACGATGCTGCTGAAGCAAACTTAGTTAGAAAATTTGACACTGTAATACTTACTGTAGCAACTGTTTCAGGTGGTTCAGGCGCAACACAAGCTGTTGCAGGTGATCAAATTAAGTGTATTGTAACTGCTGTTGATGTAGATTCAACTCCAGGTTCATCTGCAAACGACGCAATGGCTTGTACTGTTAAGCCTTATACTCAAGCAAGTTTAACTTCAACTGCTACTGGAGACATTACTTGTAACGACAACACAACGTTTACGTTACTAATATATGGTTCTGAGCATGCGAAAGGAACTTCTTTAGATAGAGGTGCTTTAACTCCATCTTTCAAGTCTTTTACTAACAAGCCAATCATCATTAGAGATAGATTTCAAGTATCTGGATCTGATGCTGCACAAATTGGTTGGGTAGAAGTTACTGGTGAAGAAGGTCAATCAGGTTACTTATGGTACTTAAAAGCTGAAGGTGACACTAGAGCTCGTTTTAACGATTATTTAGAAATGTCAATGCTTGAAGCTGTTGAAAAAGTTTCAGGTGCAGATGCTTTAGTTCCTGGTGGTACTGAAGGTATGTTTGCTGCTATTGAAGACAGAGGTCACATTATAAACGATACGTTTGTAGCTTCTTCTGGTTCTTCTTTTGGTACTAACATGTCTACTATAGACAACATATTAACTACTTTAGATGCTCAAGGTGCTATTGAAGAAAATATGCTTTACTTAAACAGAGCGCAAAATATCAACGTAGATGATACTCTTGGTAACATCGGTGCTGGTTATGCTGCTGCTGCTGGTTTTGGTGTGTTTGACAACTCTGCTGACATGGCGTTAAATTTAGGTTTCTCTGGTTTCAGAAGAGGTTCTTATGACTTCTACAAGACTGACTGGAAATACTTAAACGATACTCAAATGTACGGTAGTATTGCTGCTTCTGCTAAAAACAATAAGATTGAAGGTGCTCTTATTCCTGCTGGTGTATCATCTGTTTACGATGAAACTATGGGAAGAAACATGAAGAGACCTTTCTTACATGTTAGATACAGAGCTTCACAAAGCGAAAACAGAAAGATGAAAACTTGGATTACTGGATCTGTTGGTGGTAACATTACTTCTGACTTAGATGCAATGCAAGTTAACTACTTATCTGAAAGATGCTTAGTAGTTCAAGCGGCTAACAACTTCATGTTATTGAAGGGTTAATCGTAACTTTATTATTGAAAAGGGGAGGTTAACTCCTCTCCTTTTCTTTTTATTAACTTATATTATATATTATTATGGCAAAAAAACAAGAAAAAGTCTCATACCAAGGAGATCCTGGTGATGAGCATGTAGATCCGGTTGTAAAACAACCAAAAGAAAAAAAGTGGGATTTAAAAGATAGAACTTATGTTTTAAAAAACGGTTTATCACCACTAACATTTACTTTAAAATCAAAAAACATGATGTATTTTGATGAAGACGCAGGTTATTCAAGAGCAATACAATACTGCGAAAATCAAAACACACCTTTTGTAGATGAAATGAATGATAACAGGCGGTTGTCACATATAGTTTTTAGAGATGGCGTTTTATACGTTCAAAGAGAAAACGTAATGTTACAAAAGTTTTTATCTATTTATCACCCTAGCAAAAATATTTTATATTACGAAGTTGACAACGTAAAAGAAGCTGTTGACGAAGTTGCTGATTTAGAACTAGAGTTAGACGCAATGGTTATGGCAAGATCTTTAGATATAGATATAGCTGAAGCAATTATGCGTGTAGAAATAGGTTCTAAGGTGTCTAAGATGAGTTCTAAGGAGCTTAAAAGAGACTTGCTATTATTTGCTAAAGAACAACCTAAATTGTTTTTAGAATTAGCAAAAGACGACAACGTACATCTTAGAAATATGGGTATAAAAGCAGTTGAACAAGGTATTGTTAACTTATCTGGAGATCAAAGAGTGTTTACTTGGGGATCAAACAAAAGAAAATTAATGAACGTGCCTTTTGATGAACATCCTTACTCAGCTTTAGCCGCTTGGTTTAAAACTGACGAAGGTATGGAGATTCTACAAAATATAGAAAAGCAACTAAGCTAACCTAATGAAAGTAGCCACTCTTTTTAGGGTGGCTATTTTTTAACTTACTAGTAGTATTGAGTGACTATATTACTAGTTATAAACAAATAATATGGCTATAAACATAGACACAGTACACCAAAGAGTATTAGCAATCGCTAATAAAGAACAAAGAGGCTATATTACACCTCAAGAATTTAATTTATTTGCAAACCAAGCGCAAATGGATATATTTGAGCAATACTTCTACGATTTAAATCAATTTGACAGACGATTAGCAAACGATACAGAATATTCTAACATGGTTAGTTTATTAGAAGAAAAAATCAGTCCATTTGAAAAATACAGAGTAACAATGTCAGCTGTTAGTGGTAATACTTTAACACTACCTACTGACGTTTATAGACTAGGAACTGTGTTTTACGCACCAACAGGAGCTTATGATGTTGAGGTGCAGCAAATAAATAAAAAAGAATTAGTATATATGGAAAGATCGCCGCTAGCACAACCTTCTGGCGATTATCCTGTTTACACAAGAAAAACAGACACAACTATAAAGGTTTTTCCATCTTCTCCACCATCTGCTTACACAGTTAACAACGTAACTTGTAACTATGTTTGTAGACCAACAGATATTGTATGGGGGTTTGAAACTGTAGGCGGCACAGCGTTATACAACTCTGGCACTTCAACAAATCCTCAGCTACACGAGTCAGAAGAAACTTTATTAGTATTAAAAATATTAGCTTTAGCTGGTGTTTCAATAGAAGATCCGCAGTTATATCAAATTGCAACTCAAGAAGAAGTTAAACAAGTTCAACAAGAAAAACAATAACACATGGGATTATTTAAAGGAACACAAGAACAATATCACGGATTAAATTCATTTACAGTAACTGGTTCACCAACAAATACATTTACATTAGATTTTCCAACATTACCTACGTCAAGCAGTTTGTTTAACGTTTATATAACAGGTACAGTAAACGGTGTTACTAGTACGTCAAGAGCTTTAATAGCTGTTCACAGTGTTGCAATAACAAGTTATACAGCTTCCACAGGTGTTTTAGTATTAAATACAAACATACCAGTAGGCGTAAGCGTTGAGGTTATAATAACAAATCCAAACTTAGGTAATTACCAGTATATAAAACTAGAAGATTTAGTTAACAACTTTATTGTTGGTTATACAGGTGAAGACAAAATAATAAACAGAGCTAAAAGAACAGACGTTGTGTTTCATGCAAAAAGAGGAATACAAGAATTTAGTTATGATACATTTAGGTCTACAAAAAGTCAAGAGCTAGAAGTGCCACCTACACTTGTTATGGAGTTACCACCTGACTATGTAAATTATGTAAAAATAATGTGGGTAGACAACGCTGGCGTTTTTAGGCCTTTAGTTCCTACAAAACACACTGGTAATCCAACTGAATTATCACAAGATGAAGATTATGAGTATATATTTAATAACGATGGTACTTATTTATCTAATCCTAAGTCAACAACGTTAACAAGAAGAGAAGCTAACGATGATTATTTAAGAAATAACAATGATCCAGAATACGATACAGATATACACGATATTAACGAAGGAAGAAGATATGGTATGGACACTTCGTTAGCAAGTATTAACGGTGATTATTTTATAGATTATAATACTGGTAAAATACATTTTTCATCAAATCTAACAAACAAGGTTGTTGTATTACAATACATAAGTGATGGCTTAGGTACTGATGCTGAAATGATAGTACATAAGTTTGCTGAAGAAGCTATATACAAACATATTGCTCACGCTATATTAGCAACTAAAATTAATATACCAGAGTTTTTAGTAGCTAGATATAAAAAAGAAAGACGTGCTGCTATAAGAACAGCTAAATTAAGACTGTCAAATTTAAAAGCAGAAGAGTTAACGTCTGTAATGAGAGGTAAATCAAAACAAATAAAACACTAATACATGCCGGAATTAAAAAATGTGTTCCATGCAGGTAGAATGAACAAAGATCTTGACGAAAGATTAATACCTAATGGAGAGTATAGAAATGCACTAAATGTTGACGTATCTTTTTCAGAGTCTAGCGATGCTGGCTCTGCACAAAACGCTTACGGTAATGTAGTTAAATCTGCTATCGGTGGTGGCACGTGTATAGGCTCTGTTGTTGACAAACAAAAAGAAACTATTATATGGTTTGTATCAGATACTTCAAAAGATATTATAGCAGAATATAATCCTATTACAAACGAAGTTGTTCCAATACTTGTTGACACTAATAAACTAAATGATAATTCTTTTTTAAACTTTAGTACAGAAAACTTAATAACAGGCGTTAATGTTATAGATGACTTTTTATTTTTTACAGATAATAACTCTGAGCCTAAAAAGATAAATATTAGTAGAATGAAAAATGGTTCTACTGATTTTTCTACTACTACTAAATACCAAAACAGTGACGGTACATATACTAATAATGTTTATGAAGAATTAATTACTGTTATAAAAAAATATCCTCTAAACGCACCTAAAATTAATCTTTCTAATACCACAAGAGAAGGTAACGTAAAAGGTGTTTCTCATACTAAAGGTAATACTACTTATGTAAAAGGATCTAGAACTACAATAGATCAAGCTGAATCACAAGACTTTTTATCTAAAAATATATTTGCAACTACAGCTGGTGGCGCTTCAATATACAATTTAACAGAAGATGATTTTATAGAAAGAGTTTGTAACAACTTTGTTGATGACGATGATTGTAGCATAATTTCTTTTGACACGACAGGGTTTACAACAGGTAATGATTATAAAAAATGGAGGGCCGTAGAACCTGGTATGGTAGTTGCTATTAGTGAAAACGGATCTGGTACATATGCTGAACCTGTTAGATATCACACTGTAAAAACTGTTGACTGGCTAAACCATACTATTACTGTTAACGCTAAAACTATAGTAACAAGTCCTGCAGATGGAACAAAAGTTAGAATATTTCATTGGTCAACACCTTTTAACAATAGTTATTTTTGGGCATACAAAGACTCTAGCAATAATATATTAAAAAAACCTATTGGCACTTCATCAGATAATTATATAGATACTAATGGAAATTTATTAAAAGACGGTGGTATACTAAACGATGGAACTGGTTTTGATATTACTTTAACAGGATCTGACGCTACTAGTGGTACAAATCAATTGCAATATGGTTCTGGTTGGTCTTACAATTCTGGTACAAAAACATATTCTTATGACGGTACTGGTTCTGGAAATGTTAGATATCCAAAAATAACTAAACCTACAGATTTATTAGCTGGCCATATATATAGAATGGAAGTTACTATAACTGTTACAACAGCTGGTGCTATAGGTTTTTTGTCAAAAAACAGTAATTTAAATCAAACAACGTTTAACGGTTTAAATGGCTATGAAGCTAGAGTTTTTGATGTTGGTACTCATGAAATAAGTATTACGTGGAAACAAGCTGTTAGTGGTAATGACGGTATGCTTGCTATTTTTGCAAACAGCACTACTGTAGGTACTGTTAAAATTAACGAAATAAATTGTTTGACAAAACCAAGACCGGTTAAAATACAGCCAATACAGTTTTATGGAGGTACTAATTACGAGGTTAATGATATTATAAAATTACAAGCAGAAGACGTTAACGCTATTAGCTTTGATAGTGATAAGTTTGTTGATATAACTTTAAAGTTAACAGAAAAAGTACAAGTTCGCAACAACAAAGTAATACCTACAACTAATGATGTTGTTACTTCTGCTAGTCTTGTTGGTAATGAAAAAATTGCTAATGGTGATTTTTCAGATTTAACAACTTGGCATACAGGAACTACTGGAACTACAGATATTGGAACTTCTGCTGCTGCTTTTTTTGTTAGCAGTGGTACTTTAACATCAACATCTTCAGCAGAAGGCTACGTTAGAAATGTTTTAGCAGAAGCTCTTGTTGCTGGTGAATATTACAAACTAACATATACTGTAACAACTGCCTCTAGTGGTTCTTCAGGTAATCAAGGTAGATTACACCTTATATTAGCTACTAATGATTTGCAAACTGCTAACGACTCAGATTATGGTCATTCTAACCATTTGTTGTTACCTACACACGCAACAGGTACTTACAATGTTTATTTTAAACAAAGAAGCCACAACAGTAACTCAGAGCTAATGTTTTTTAATGACACAGACTGGGCTGGAGCTATTGACAATGTTAGCGTTAAAAAAATAGCGCCAACAGAAGTTGCTTGCGGTACGATTGGTACAGGAACTAATCGACAAATGTTTGAAGCTGAAATATTATCTATAGATGATTCTATAATTGACAACGTTAGCTCTTTAAAATTTGTTTCTAAAAGAGTACAGCCAGACGCTATATATGAAAAAGAGTTTGCAAGATTTTCTTATAGATATAAATATATAGATAATGAATACTCTGCAATATCACCTTTTACAGAAGTTGCTTTTATACCAAAAAATGATGAGGGTTACAATTATGACTCTAAACTAGGTTATAATAAATCTATGGTTAACGACCTTAGAAAAGTTACTTTGTCTGGTGTTAAAGAAATGCCAGAAGATGTTAAGTCTATAGACTTGTTATACAAAAAATCTAACTCTACAAACGTTTATATATTAAGGACTATTGAAGGTTCTGAGCTTGACGACTTAAAATCAAACGACGAGATAATTATAACGTCAGAAGAAATAAAGTCTTTGCTACCTGAAAATCAAATGCTAAGACCTTATGACAATGTGCCTAGAAAAGCAAAAGCACAAGAAATAACTGGCAATAGACTTTTATATGGAAACTACTTGCAACAATACAATTATTTTAATACTCCTGTTAAATTTAAGGTTTCTTTAAATAGTTCTGAAATAGGTGATGTACCTTTAAAATCTTTAAAATCAATTAGAGACTACCAAGTCGGTGTTGTTTTTTTAGATAATTACGGAAGACAATCACCTGTTTTTACAAACGAAACTGGTATTATAAAGTTAGATCAAAAAAAGTCTGAAACTCAAAACTCTATACAATGTAGTTTATTATCTTCTCCTCCTTCTTGGGCTACACACTTTAAATATTATATAAAAGATTCTTCTAACGAGTATTATAATTTAGCAATGGATCGTTTTTATAGCGACACAGAAGATGAAAACGTTTGGATTTCTTTTCCTTCGTCTGAAATAAACAAAGTTAATGAAAACGATTATATAGCTATAAAAAAAGAACATGACACAGAAAACGCCGTTGATGTTCCTGCTGGATCAACTATAAAATATAAAGTTATTGATAAAAAAGCAGAAGTTCCTACACATTTAAGATTTAAAATGGAAGAGATAGGATCAAGCACAAGCTCTGTAACTTTTTCTGCTGGAGATGTTGTTGAAAGCTCTGATAGCAATAGCGCTATAAACGGTAAGTATTTAAAACAAATATATAAATACCCTACAAAAGGTTCTTCAACTTTTTTAATTAGTGCGTTTGATCTTAGGATAGATACTGAACTGTTAGAAGAGTTTAACTCTTATATAACTAATACTGGTGTTTGGTACGACATTGATAATAGATTTTTTGAAATAAAATCTACACTAAACGGTACGGTTTCTAAAAAATACGAGTTAACAGAAATATACAAAAAGACTGCTGTAGAAAAAATTACAGGAACAACGGCTCAAGGTGTTACGTCAAAAGGTAATGTTTGTGTATTAATATCTAACACGGCAAACACAACTACAGCATCAGTTAATTTTTTCAATAGTGGTAGCACCAGTCAATCAGGAGGTACTAATGTTAGCGCTGGTATTCAAGTTGTTAAAAAAGGTATGAGGCTTGTTGACAATGAAAACTCTTTAACTTATAAAGGTAAAGTTATAGTTGTAACAAGCGTAAACACTAGTAATAGTTCTTTAGTATTAAGTGAGTCTATAAGCCAAGCTCATAACGATGAAATATACTTTAAAGACGCTGTAGATATGTTTTATTTTAAAACAAAACAACCTTTTGGCGATGATATAAGGTTTATTGGCGACTCACCTCAAGCAACTAGAATAGAACTGTTAGACATTGATCCTAACTCTTATAATGCTACAAGTACGGTTTTGCCTAATCCGCAAGACTTAAAACTTCAATGTAATTTTTACAAACAAACTACCGACGATTATGGCGAAGAATTTAAAGGAAAGTTTTTTATACAAATAAAAAGAGATGGTTTTATAAATGATTTTATATATAAAACTCAAGATGTTGTAAACACCTTTAAAAGTAGAGATTCTGCAAGGCTTTTTTACGCACAAACATGGTTGTTAGATCAAGGTAATAGTGATACTATTATTCCTGACACTAATCTAACAACATCTACAGATTATATAAGACAACTGCTTGACATTGATACTATACCACAAACTCTTTACACAGCTAAAAACGGTGGAACAACAAATTCTTGGCGTCAGTCTAGAAAAAACTTTGGTTTGTTTGATGGTGTAAACACTAGGCGTATAGCTGGAACTAGAAATGGTAACGGTCTTTGTTTAAACCCTGAAACACTAGGTGGTGTTGCTTACGCTGCTACGCTTTCTGTTAATGGCACAAACACAAGAGTAAAATTTGGCGGAACAACTAGAGGTATTTTAAATAGTAGTGTATACAGCCAAAACATGATTAACGGTTATAGTATGAAAGAAATAAACTATGACGATCCTTCAAACTCAGGCGGAGCAACAAACCCTATTATTTGTATTGATCAAAGTGTTGGTTTTAAATACAACCCAAAAAGTGTAGGTCGATTTTTACCTTATGTAGGTGATGGTTGGCAATTAGGTAGAACAAACTGTACTTTTAAAATAACAGGTATAAATAGTTTTGAAAAAACAAAAGGTAATTTAGGTATTTTATACAATTTTTACTTATACCTTACAACAGTAGGTCAGACATTTAGATTTCCAAACGACCCAACAAACACTGTTTATACAATTAGAAAAAGTGTTGTAGCTCCTGCTAAAAATTCTGTAGTTGCTAAAAACGATGGTAGTATTGTAAACACTGGAGTTGATGATACTTCCGCGGATTTTGGCCCAGGCAAAGGTAAGTATTACGAGCATGCTTTAGTTATAGATATACAATTAGACAAAGGTATTGTTTGGAGTCCGCTAGAAGAAACTAGCAATCAATCAACTGCGGCTATAACACCTTTAGAGTTAAGTAGTAGTTTATACACATCTGGCAAAACTTTTTCTAGCGCTGAGCAAAAATCAAATAAAGAAAAAACAGCAACTAACAATAGTGTAACTTTTTCTGCTTGTGAAATTGATTTTGGTGAAGCTACTATAAGTAGCGACACGCCAGCTGTATTTGAAGTATTGCCAAAAGAAAAAGTAGATTTAAATTTGTTTTACGAAACGCCTTTAACTAGGTTAATTATTAAAAGTGGTATGAGCGTTAAAACAAGCTATAGAACAGCCGACGGTGACAACCCTTTAGCTAACAATGCTGTTATAACAAAAGCTAAATCTAGTTCAAAAAATAAATTAGATCTTTTTCAAATAGACACTCAGCACGTGTTAAAAACTATTCCAGCTGGAGAAACTATAACTGTGTTTAAAAAAGATCAAAACAATAACGTTATTTATTCTCAAGAACTTGTTTTAGAAAAAGATATTTTACCTCACGGTAATATTGGAGTAACAAGAAGTAGTGGTGTTGTGATAACTGACGGTTTAGTTAACAACACTGTTGACGTTAATAAAGCAACTTTAAATTATTACAATTGTTTTGCGTTTGGAAATGGTGTTGAGTCTAATAGAATATTTGATGATTTTAATGCGGTTACAATAGACAAAGGTCCTAGAGTTTCTACAATACTCGATACTGATTATAAAGAAGAAAGAAAAATAAACGGTTTAATATATTCAGGTATATATAATTCTAAATCTAGTTTTAACAATTTAAACCAATTTATACAAGGCGAAAAAATAACTAAAGACTTAAATCCTGACTATGGTAGCGTACAAAAGCTTTTTACAAGAAACACAAACGTTATTGTTTTATGTGAAGATAAAGTTTTAAAAGTTTTAGCTAGTAAAGACGCTTTATTTAACGCTGATGGTAATCCTCAACTTACAGCAACTAACAAGGTTTTAGGTCAGGTAGTACCATTTGTGGGTGAGTATGGTATATCACAAAACCCAGAGTCGTTTGCTTCTTATGGTTATAGATGTTATTTTGCTGATAAAAAAAGAGGTGCTATTTTAAGGTTATCTGGCGACGGTATAACTAACATTGCTGAAAAAGGTATGTCTAAATTTTTTAGAGATAATTTAGATAACTCTTTAGAAATAAAAGGTTCTTATGACTCTTTAAAAGATCACTATAATATAACGTTAAATAATCAAACATTAAGCTTTACTGAAAAAGTAAACGGCTGGACAAGTTTTAAATCGTTTATACCTGAAGACGGTATATCGTATTCTAACTCTTATTTTACCTTTAAACTTGGCGAAATATACATGCATGGTGAAAATTTAACTAGAAATAATTTTTACGGTGATCAATATGATTCTACAATAGACTTAGTGTTTAACACAGAGCCAGACTCTGTAAAAACTTTTAAAACAATTACGTATGAAGGTGATACTGGTTGGGTTGCAGAAACAATAAAAACAGACAAAGAGTCAGGAAGCGTGCCAGTGTTTGTAGAAAAAGAAGGTAAATATTTTAACTTTATACAAGGTACTAAAATAAACAATGATATAGACTTGTTAAAAACACAAGCCTTAAATGTTCAAGGTATAGGTAGTCCTTCTGCTGTAAATTACAATAGCAATACCTCAGCCGCACAACACGTTATTACAGCTATAGACATAGCTGCTAACAAAGATCCTAAAAAATGGATAATTAACAACTCGGCTTCTGACACTTTATCAACAAGCAATACTATTAAGTTTTACAAAGAACAAGGAGCTAGCATAACTCATAACGCTGTGTTTTACGTACACCCCCAAACTGTAAAAGGTGTTCCTTGGAAGTTAGATCCAAATGATTTTACTTTTTCGTATGCTGAGTCTATAAATAATTTTAGTGGCACTGTAACAACAGCTTTAGAAAGTAATGGATCTATATCTGTTACTATTGCTATTTCATCATCTAGTTTTCCAACTAGCAAAACAACATCAACATTAACAATAACAGCTGCATCAGCTTATCAAGAACAAATATAATATGGCAGGATTAATAAAAATATATAAACAAGGTTGTAGTGTTACTATTAACACAACAGCTACTTGCGTTGTTACAGCTACAAGCACAGTGCACCGTTTTACAAATAATCCTCAAATAAAAATTGGTCAAAAAATAGTAGTTGCAAATACAAATTATTTTGTAACAAATGTAGTTGATGAAGTTTATTCAGGTACAAGAAGATCAAAGGTTACTTTTGGAGCTTCTGTGTCTATATCTAATAACGATAATATTACTTTTATTAGCACTGATGGTACTTTTAATACTGGCGGTAGAGTTAACGAAACAAGTACGTTTAATATTGTTGTTGAAAGAACAACAGGAAGAATATTAAGCCCTAACCCTGTTATTAATTTTGACGATGTGTATAGCATAAATAATTATAAAGTTGTAACTACTGATGTTTACGAAAACACTACAGAACTTATTAAAAGAACTTTTGCTATTACTCATAAAGCTGGTTTAAGAAAAACAAAAGGAACAGATACTATAAATGTTACCGCTGATACAATTGTTGATTTAACTGGTGTTCAAAACAAAATATACGGCTACGAGTTATTAGTAAAACCACCTGGTGAAAACATTGAAGAAATAACAAATAAAAAAGCTTCTTCTTTTGTAGATTTAACAAGTATTAGCTTTCCTTCAAAAAGAAATATAAACAAAAAAGCAGAAACAAGATTACTTATAGTTTATGGCGATCCAGGCGCAACTTTTAAATTAGGCGTGGTATCTAATACAATAGCTGTAAACCATGAGTCTAGCGCTGTTACAAATCAAACCACATTAAATTTAGCTAACGCAGCTGATGCTGGCCCTATTAATGAAGGTATGACTATAACTTCTATGGGTGGTGGAACAGGTATTGCAGAAGGTATTAAAGTTATTAGCACAACAAACGCTTCGCCAGACACTGTAACTTTAAGCGCGGCACAAAGCGCTGCTTCAGCAGAGTTAATAAGTTTTGCTCATGTTTTAGTTGCTAATAATACTGTAAAAACTATAGACGCTAACGGAATATACTATATTTATTTAAAGTTTCCAAAAAATAACAGCACAGCTAATTTAACTTTTGCAATAACTTTGACAGAAAACGTTAGTGATACTTTTACAGAGTTTAGCTCGCCAGCTGTTGTAAATGTAGTTTCTTTAGCGTCAGAACAAGCAACTCAGGCGTATGTTTCTCATACAACTAGATCTGTACAAAGTTTTCAACAAGTTTCTGTTGGGCCACCTTCGTCTACAGGTAGTGGTACAACTGCGTCTGGTCAATCAGCAATAGACAATAATAATTTAGGAGCATAATATGGCAACAATAACTTTAACATTTGCAAGTGAAATAAATAAATCTTTACAAGTTGGTGGTAATGCTAACGCTAGAGATTCTGTGTTTACAAAACAATCTAACGAAATATATTATGTTGGTGATGTAACAGGTATATCTAACGATAGAAAAACAATAACTATTGACATAGATTCTACAAGTGTATTCCCTACCACCAGTGATTATGTGTTTTTTGTTAAAAAAGCAGATGTTTGTAATGCTAAGCTTACTGGTTACTATGCTGATGTTAAAATGAAAAACGATGCTACTACAAAAGCAGAGTTATTTGCTGTTAGCTCTGAAATAGCTATGAGTAGTAAATAATCACTAAAAAATGTAACTATATAACATATAAGAATAAAACTATGATATTAACTAAAAATACAAACAAATGGCACTTCCAGCTTTAGCAGTAGCCGGTATAGTTGCTGGTGGAGTTCAAGCGTTGTCTGCTGTTGATTGGACTGGCGCAAGAAGAAAAGAGCTTCAAGATGCAAAGGAGGCACATAAAAAACAAATGGATATATATAGAGGTTTAGACACTAGTAATCCTTACGCTAATATGAAAAATAGATTTGCTGGCATGGAAAGTCAATTTGCTGGTATGGATAACGCTATGGCAGATCTTGAAGTTAACACACAACAAGCTGAGTTTCAAGCAGACCAGTTTCAACAAAGTCAAGCTAACATAATGCAAAACATGCAGGGCGCAGCTGGTGGTAGTGGTGTTGCTAGTATGGCTCAAGCTATGGCTAACGCAAGTGCTAAGTTTGCAAGACAGTCTTCTGCTTCTATAGGACAGCAAGAAGCTAAAAACAATTTAATGGCTGCGCAAAACCAGGCTAAAATAGATATGATGACATCACAAGAAATGGCAAGAAATGAAATGCTTGAAGCTAAAGGTGCTCAAGCAGTTGATATGGCTATAGCAAAAGGTGAGACGATGTCAATGCAAATGGAACAAAGCAAGCAAGGTACTATACTTGGTATGGAAGCTAACAGGCTAGGCGCAGCACAAAGAGACAAAATGATGGCGCAACAACAAATAATAGGCGGTATAGGTAATATGGTAACCGCTGGACTAATGAAAAGTAATTAATTATGGCATTCGGAAAAGCAGACACAGGTTTAATACAAGCAGACAAAGCGCGTTATGGCGTTGACGCAAATGTTGCCGGTGCAGCAGCGGCTGGTCAATTTGCAAAGCAAATGATGGGTATGCAAATGCAGATGGACAAAAACAAAGCAGCAACATTAAAAGATGTAAGTGACGCTTATAACAAAGAGGTTAATATAAAACCTAAAGAAGGTGAAAAAGGCTACACGGAAGAGAGCAAATCTTTTGTTACGCAAGTGTACAATTGGGGTAAAAATTTGTTTGCAAATTCAAGCAAAGTAGATCAAGCTGATATTGTTTCTAAAGTAAATAAATTAAATAATGGTGCTAAAGAATTTAGTGCTAATACAAACGCTGGTATAAGTAATGTACTTAGTCCTGGTTATGATGATGTCGATGAATATTTTGCAAAAGCAGCTCACACGCCTGGGTATCACGAAATTGTGCCAGTAAACGGTGTTGCTATGAGAAAAGTAAAGGCTCCAGAAGGTTATCCTAGCAAAGATGGTTACGTTTATTTTGATGTTTCAAACGATCCTATGGCACAGGACAAGTGGTACAAAGGTTCAACCGCGGTTATGGGCGCTTGGAATAATAATATTAAAGGAACACAAGAAAAACCAATAAAATGGGAAGCGACAGGTGCTGATGGTGGTATTATTGCGTCTAATGTAAAGTCTGATTTAACTGGTGCTAATTATTGGCAAGCACAAGATATAATTAATCAAGATCATTCCGAAGACAACATAAAAAACCCTTTTGCTGGCCAGTTTGCTAGCGGTAAACTATCTCCAGAATATTACGAAGATATAAACTCTACAGATGACAACAAAAGCTATATATCTGTATATAGAAAAGTTGGTCGTAACGTTTCTGGACCACAAACACAAGAAGACTCTGAAAATTTTGCAAATGATAGAGATAAAGATGGTATACCAGACACTATAGATAATCCTAGAGGTGGAGAGCATACAGTTAAAGTAACTTACGACCCTAGCAAAGGACCTATGGGTGGTTTAACAGAAAAAGAACTGTCAGGTTATTTAAAAGGTACAATGGAAGATGGTACTAGAGACTTTAACAACAAAACTAAAATTAATGATTTTATAATAGACAAGTTTAGTAAGTATCACGGCGAGGTTACATCTGATTTTTACAAGAAAAGACAAGCTGAGGAAATGAAAAAAGCAAACAGATATTTTGTAATGCCTGGTCAAGACACTCCTTTTATGGGTGGTGAAATTAATTTTCCAACAGCTGAAACTGTTAAAACTCAAAGAGAAACAGCATTTAAAGATCAACTTTTTCAAGGATTTGCACAAGGTATTGGGACGCAGTTTGACGCTAAAGGAATTGATATGTCTACAAATCTTGGTACAGAGGGCGGTGACATGTTTAAGTCTTTACAAGAACAATATGGTAAATACGACGATGTAGAAATGAAAGCTAAAGACGGTGTTTTAACGGTTCAAGTGGGTAAAGCAGATCCACAATCTTTTGACACTAAAAATATGGATAACACAACAATGCAAAAGTTAAAATCATATTTAAACTCAAGTAATTTTGATAACTTTTCTTTACTAGATGGTTTAGGTAACGATGCTAATACTTGGAATTTAACAGCTCCATCGTATGCTATTAGTTATAAAAAACAAAATTAAATTATAATACATGGCTAAGACAACCAGAGAAGACTTTTTAAAAATTGAAGGTGTTCAGCAACGACTAGAACAAATAGCTGATACTAACGGTTTTAGCGTAGACGAGTTATTGTCTGTAATAGAAAAAGAGTCTGCTTTTGATTCATCAAATGTTAACGACAGTTCTGGAGCTACTGGTTTAATACAGTTTATACCTAAAACTGCCGCAGACCTTGGCACTACAACTGCTGATTTAAAAGCTATGTCTGTTTTAGATCAGTTAGATTATGTAGATAAATACTTTCAAAAAAACCATAAAAAAGGTACACACCCTTATCAAACTGTAGCTTTACCTGTATCTGGTCTTTTTAAATATAACGAACCTATAACCGGTGATAGTCTTCACCAAAAACTTCCTGAAACATATAAAACAGTAGAAGAAGCTGATGCTGCTATTAACAAGTGGAAATCTGCTAACCCTGTTTGGGTTAATCAAGAAACTGACCAGTTGACTCCTTCGTCTATAGTTGCTTATGGCGGTACTTCATTAAATAGAGATATTGTAATGGGTAAACAAAAGCAAATGGCTGACGCTGGTTTTGACATTGCTGTTGATGGTGTTTGGGGGCCAAAAAGTAGATCTGCTTGGACACAGTTTAGTGATCCAAATTTTAAGAAAAAAGAAAAGACAATAACACCGCAAGTTATAGACCCAAGCACAGGTGAAATTATAAGTCAAAGCGGTACTGGGCCTAAAGCTGGTCAAACAGGTAGAAGTAAAAAAGACGACATACAAGTAGATCCTATTAAAAAGCTACCTGTTAAAGAAATGGAGGTAGAAGAAAGAGTAATGGAACTTGAAAAAGCCACGCCGTATACTGAGGTTAATATAGATAGAAAAGAAAAAGAAAACGAAATAGTAAATCAAAAAGAAGAAAAGTATGCAACAAAACTTCCAACAGATGGTTTAAAAGAAATAACTATAAAAGGAAGCTCTAATATATTTAATTACGAAGCTAAAGAAGAAAGTGATTTTGATTTTGGTAATGAAGATGAAGACGATACTGAAATAAGACTTGAAAATAATAAAATTGTTAACTTACCACCAGCACCATTTACTTTACCTACAGATGATAAAAAAAGAAAACCACTAAGAGATTTAGAAAAAGAAGAGAAAGAAGAGTTTAATAAAATAGTAGAAAAAAGAAAAGAATCACGTCAAGATAGAACAACTGATCCTATTCAAAAAATTAATCCAATAGAAGGTGTTTTAAGTATTGACGACAATAAAGAAGAAAAAGGCCCTGACTTTACATACAACGGTGGAGATGCCTTTTTTAACAAGCAAAAATTTAATAAAGATAGATTAGCTAAGTATGATAGACAAGTTTTACAAGAAATAAACAAAGCCGAAGGAACTAACTATACTAGCAGGGAAGAGTATTTTAACGCTGTAGGCGGTAAAAATAGCACGCCAGCTTTAAAGTTTAAAAACAAAGTAAATGATTTAACAGGAGAGTTTAGAGGTTTTAATACAGACGAGGCTTATACAGATAATATAAGCTACATGAAAACAGCTAATGGAGTTTTTAACGAAGTTATAACTTTAGAAAAAAGCGATATCGAAGGTGATGTAATGAAAAAAGCATTTGCTGGTATACCTAACAGTGAAACGTTAGATTTTGGTAAGTTTCAAACTCAAATGAAAAAAGAAATACTAAACGCTGTACCAAGAGAACTTTATGATAAAATTTATAACGGCGTTCCTTTTAAACAACTTGGATTAGACAGAGAAGAAATAATAAAAGTAGCAAAAGCAAACGTAATAGCAAGTAATAATCTTGTTTTAAATAGGCAAGGCGAAAGACTTGTTAAAGCTAATAAGTTACAAAAAAACAATGAAACAGCTTTTGAGGTTAAAAGAAATAACTTAACACAAGACTATGAGGCTTTAGACAATCAAATACAAAGAATAAATAGCAAGTATGGAACTTACGGTTGGGACGCTAGAGGTAGAGAAGTTTTTATACCTGCTATTATAGAAAACAAACTTGCAACACCATCAGCAGAAGATCTAGCAGCTTTAAGTGACATAAATAGCATGATAAAAGACCTTGATGTTAGACAAAACAGCTTGCAAGAAGAGGGTAAAGCGCTATTTGAAAATAGAAAATTAATAAATGAAAAAGGTGCGGCTTGGCAAAAAAGAAACGAACAAATGTGGCAAGCGCTTGGTTGGGAAATGTCTGATGTTCCACTTGACAAAAAGCCACCTGCATTTGAAGGTACTAAGGCTGCAAGAGCTTGGGATGTAGCTGTTAAAAACGCTACTAACAACCCTATATATGCTACTGCTGAAATAGCAGGTAACTTTACAGAAGAATACGCAAGGTACAGAGTTTTAAGTTCTGTTTTAAAATCACCAGCTGCTTTACTTGGTTTAGGTAGTGGTTATTTTGGCGCTGACTTAATTGATAACACTATAGAGGCTAGTAGAATAACACAGTTACCTACAGATCCAAAAAAGTTTAACGATGATGGTAGTTTAATATATAGTCATAAAGATCAATACATGGATTTTTTAGGTAGCGTTGCTACAGCTAAAATACTACCTAAAAACAAACTAGAAACTCTTTATAATCCTAACTTTAAAGGTTCTGGTAAGTTTTGGGAAGATTTAACAAATCCAAAAGCTTACAACCCTAGCTTGTATACTGTTTCAAAAACATTTGCAGAGCTACTACCATACACATTAAATATTGCTAGAGCTGGTGCCGGCGCTACAACAAAAGCAAGAGCTATAAATATTAAAAACGCTAGTAGTGGTAGAACAATAATGAATACATTAAGCAAGAATTATAAAGTTACTGCAGCTGAAGTTAGAGGAATAAACATGATTGGTATGAACCAAAGAATGTTGTTTTTTGACAATTTATCTGACGCAAGGTCTAACGGTTTAAGCGGTAACTCTGCCTTGTTATACGCTAACATGACAACTCTAGCTACAGGTGTTAGTCAGTTAGTCATGCCTGACGCTATGTTCTTTAAAAATGATATTGGTAAAAACCTATTAAAAACTTTTATAAAAGATCTTAAAAGTGTTGGTACTAAACAAGCTACAAAAGCCATAAATAGAAAAGTTTATAGTAAAGCTTTAAAAACTTTTGGTAAAAACTTTTTTAAAGAACACGTTGAAGAACAGTTAGATGTTATTTTAAATGATGTGGTTAAAGCTAACTTTATTGCTGATTATAGTTTTGAGGTTAGTAATGCTCAAGCGCAAAGAGAAATAATTGTAGGTACAACTTTATTAACAGGTGGTTTAGGTGCTAAGCAAGCAAGGTCTACAATAAAAAATGCTAAAACGTTAATGTATGAAGGTATTTTAGACCAAGCCTCTGAAGCTTTGCAAAACTCAGAGCTAGAACAAGCTGAAATACAAAAACATATAGATGAGTTAAAAAAAGAAAAAGCTTTATATGTTAAAGCTAATCCAAAATGGGCTCAAGTTAATAGAAAAATAGAGCTTCACGAAAGAAGATTAGAAATAGAAAAACAAAATCATCAAGCTGTTAGAAACGTTGCACAAGCTTTAAACGCTGCTCCTGAGTGGGCTACAATCGGTATGGTTGATATGATTGTAGAAAAAAACGAGCTTGTTAAGCAAAAAAAGAAATTAGAGAAAAAAGACAAATCTGCCAACAGCCAAGAGATTGAAGAAATAAACAATAAAATAAAAACTATAGACAATAAACTTTCTCAAGAATCACCTACAGAGTGGAAAAAAAGTTTATATAGAATGAGTATAGATAGAGGTAAAAAGCTTTTATTTGCAGCTGGTATAGAACTAGATACAATGGAGCTTTCTAGTGTAGAGTATGAAAAAGAAATAGAAAGAAGAAACGCTGTAATAAAAAGATACAATAGGATTAATAAAGGAAAAAAGAAGCCTATAAAAATGTTAAACCACGGTGGTGTTGCTCAAGTTATATATGATGATTTAGGTAAAAAGCCTATAATTATATTTAACAAAGACGCTGTTAAAGATGCTGATAATTACGGTGTTGGTGTACATGAGATATTTCATTTAGTTTTAAGGCAAACAGTTTTGAAAAATCCTAACGCTGTAAAAGGTTTATCGTTTATGTTAAGAAACGAGCTTTTAAAAAATCCTAATAAATACAAGTTTTCAGATAAATTTAATTATGTAGGTGGTAAGTTTAAAAGCTATGAAAAGCAAGTAAAAAGCATGGAGTGGGACGAAATGTTTACCGTGTTGTCAGAGGCTATTGCTCAAGGTGATGTTAAAATAGACTCTAATTTCTTCACAAGACTACACGACGTTGTTAGAAGATCTATGAGAGGTTCTGGTATAGGTTTTATAAATAAAAACGCTGACTTTTTCTCAAGTAGAAATCCTGCAAAAGCTATGTTTAATTTTATTAGAGATTACAACAAAGAGCTTTTAGGCACAAAAGAAGAGTTTTCGCCTGGTATGAGAAGAGTTATAAACGAAGGATTAAACATAAAACCTGGTAAAGACTTTATAGATGCTGCTAGAATAGAAGAGGCGGCTAAACTAGCTAAAGGCATGATAAATCGAATATGGTCACCAGGTGGCGCTGCGCTTTCAACTCGTGGTGGTCGTATGAGACAAAAAGATATTTACCAAAGAGATGACGTACAACAAGACATACAGCTAAAAGAAAATACAATTAAAATTGTAGAAGAAAACGAAAGAATAAGACAACAACTTTTAGAAACAAGAATAATACTTGAAGATGGTACATATGAGTACGATGAAGATTTACGAAACGATTTAGTATTAAACAATATGGCTTTAGTAACAGCCTTGTCTGACTTTGCAGCTAAAAATCCTAAAATAATGGGATTAGAAGAAGGTAAACGAGTTGGTTTTGAGCAGTTTCAGTCAGGTTTTTCTAGAGAACTAATAAAACTTTCTAGATCTTACGATCCAGCGCTAACGCCTTTTGGTGCTTACTTAAACATGTTACTACCTCTTAGATATGGTGACGCTTTAAAAGCTGAGCAAAAAGGAGCTATGGAAGGTAGTGTAAGTATAGATAATGAAAACGTTGGTGACATTGCAGATGATTCAACACCAAATGATTTTGATAACGCGCCAAGATTTGTTTCTCCTAAATACAATGCTGCGAGAGAAATAGGTAGAATAGAAAACCAAGATATTCAAGCAGAGGTTGAAAAGTTAATAGCAGAAGGACTTGCTGATTTAAAAGAATATTCAAGTCTTGTTAAAAACAAAGGTGATAGTAAAAAAATAGCTGAATTAAAAAAGAAGCTAGAAGAAAAACACATGCTTGATCTTGATTTAGACACTATGGAATTAAGTAATGTAGAAGGTTTGACTTATAAAACTATAGCTAGATTATCAGGTATTGATGTTGATAAGCTAAATCCAAGAAGTAAAAAGTTTTTAGCTAATTTAAGAAAAAAAGAAGGTAAAGCTGGTAGTAATGAAGTTAGATCAGCGCAAAGGTTTATAGCTAAACATGCTCAGTTAATACTGTCTACAATTTTTAACGAAGGTCACACTGCGGCTTTTAAATCTACTAATATGCCAAACGTGTTGTTAAGGTTTGGTTATAACAAAGGTTCTAAAAGAATTAAAAACAATTTTCCTCAATATAAAAAACCTAATTTATCTGAAAAAGATTTTGCTGAGTATTTAGGTATATTTAGAGCTAAAAAAGGCTTTGATTTTAAAATTGATAGAAACACAAGCGCTAAAATACTAGCAGTGTTATCTTTGTTAGATAGAACAATTACTAATCAAAGTTTAAGAAGATCGTTAGAAGCTACTGGCGATTTAGATGAAAGACTTAAAAACGCTCTTGAAGATGGTTTATCTATTTCAGCAGAGTCTATAGTGGTTAAAAGATTATCAGCGGTTAAACAGTCTGGTGTTGAAAAACTAATGCCTGAGCTTGGTATTGCTGTTCAAGAGATAGATAAAACTTTATCTCACGCTAGAACAATAACGGCTTTATCAAAAGTGTTTACTAAAGACAATACTTTAACAAACAAAGAAGCTAGAGCTGTTGTTGCAGACATGTTTAAAGAAGCTGGTGTTATTAAACAATATCAATATGTAAAAGGTAACTTAGAGTCGCAAGGTGTAAAAATGATACCTTTTGAGGATTTTGCTGGTTTATATTTAGAAACAGAAGTTTACATAGGTCTTATTGAAAAATTTGGAATAGTAAACGAAGATGGTGATGTGCCAAGTCAAAAAGAAGTGTTTGACACGGAGGCTGTTAAACGTGGTAGAAACGCTGTTGCTGATTTTGTTGTAGATAATATAATAGCTAGATGGCGTTCAGGTGATATATCTATAGAAGAAGCTAAAAAAGAATTAGCTATGGAGGAGCAAAACCATGTTACTGCTTACAAAATAGGTGATGGAGGTAGAATATTTAAAGTTGGAACAAACACTGCTATAGATCAAGAAGCCTCTGGAACACCTAGGTTTCAACTGTTTATGTCTAAAGAAGGGCCTAAGTCAGATTTTAGAAAGTTTATTTATCAGTTTATGCCTCAAGACTTTATTGATGCGTTGGGTTCTAGCGCAGAAATATTTAGAGATGGTAAAACAGAAAATTTTGTTGAAATAAAATTTGAACCACAAGACGGTAAAGGCATTATAACACAAATGATAAACGTTATAAAAAACGTTACGCGTAAAGGTGCTAATAAATACGATCAACAAAAGAAAAACGACGAGGCTGATTTAGCTAGAAAACTTTTAGTTAACAAAATTATTTTCTTTGCAGACAAACTAAAATTAGACGCTAACTTTAGCGAACACGATTTTGTTGTTCAAATGATGACTTTAATGAGTAATCCTACAACTACACTAAGAAGAGCTGGTAAAGTTGTTGGTATAATGGACGGTTTAATAGATGAAAATGGAAACTTTTTATTAGGCGAAATTAGTAATGAAAACGTAAGATTTGAACATCAAAAGCCAGCATCGTATCTTTTAATGAAAATAATAGATATTGTTACAGATGAAAAAATAGACCCTGAAACTTGGAACGATCTTATACAAAAAGAACTTACAGATTATAATGTTGCTATAATAACTAAGCTAGCAGACAAAACTTTAGACAAAACTGGTGTTAAAAACTTAATGGGCAAAGAGTATGAGTCTGGCACAGAATATGGTTCTATGGTTAGAATGTTTAACCCTATGAACAAAGGTGATAAAAACGTCAAAGCCATAAGGCTTATAGAAGATATTTTAGCTAAACGTGAAGGTTTAGTTTTTGGGCTAGGTCATGAAATAGCTGGTGAGTTATTACCTAAAACAGTTGCTGAAATAGAACAAGACAGAAAAATTAGCAAACTAACTGTGGCTGCAAACTCTGTTAAGTACAACAGAAAGTCTAGAGGTATGAGTACGTTTGATTTTGATGAAACAGTAGCTATTAGTGATAATGTTATTATAGCTACTAAAGATGGTGAAACAAAACGTATAGCTTCTAACGAATGGCCTTTTGTAGGTGATCAGCTTATGAAAGAAGGTTGGAAAATGGACTTTACTGATTTTAATAGAGTTACTGACGGTAAACCAGGTCCGTTAATGCAAAAACTTAAAAACCAAATAAAAAAGTTTGGACCTAAAAATGTATTTATATTAACAGCTAGAGCACCTGAAAGTGAAGCTGCAATACATGCTTACTTAAAAAGTGAGGGTATAAATTTACCAATAGAAAATATAACAGGTCTTGGTAACAGTACTGGTGAGGCAAAAGCTGTTTGGATGTTAAACAAGTTTGCTGAAGGTTATAATGACATGTATTTTGTTGATGATGCTTTACCTAACGTTAAGGCTGTTAAAAATGTGTTAGATCAATTAGATATAAAGTCAGATGTGCAAATTGTAAAAGCAAGCCAAAGCATAAGTTACGACAGAGATTTTAATCAAATGATGGAAGACGTTTCTGGTATAGATGCTGACAAAAGATTTAGCACGGCAAAAGCAAGAAGACGTGGTGAAAGTAAAAATAAATTTAAACTATTTGTACCGCCATCAGCAGAAGACTTTGTTGGTTTATTGTATCAGTTTTTAGGCAAAGGAAAACAAGGTGAAAAACATTTTGCGTTTTTAAAGAAAGCTTTAATAGAACCTTTAAACAGAGGTTATGAAGCTTTAAACGCTGCTAAGCAAGCAATAGCAACAGACTTTGATAATTTAAAAGCAAAAATGCCAGATGTTAAAAAATTGTTATACAAAAAAATACCAAGCGGTGACTACACTTATAATGATGCTATAAGAGTTTATTTATGGAACAAAGCAGGTTTTAATATACCAGGCTTGTCAGACGCTGATCAAAAAATGTTATCTGAATTTGTTGAAAAAGATGCAAAGCTAAAAGCTTTTGCAGACACGTTAGGTATATTGTCTAGACAAGAAAACGGTTATATAGAACCTACAGATGAGTGGTTAACAGAAGATATTAGAACAGACTTGATAAATGCTACATCAAGAGTAAATAGAAAACAATTTTTTACAGAGTTTTTAGAAAACGTAGATATTATATTTTCAAAAGAAAATATGAACAAAATTGAAGCTATATACGGTCGTAATTTTAGAGAAGCATTAGAAGATATGCTTTATAGAATAGAAAACGGTACTAACAGATCGTTTGGTCAAAACGCTTTAGTTAACAAGTTTATGAACTGGATTAACGGTGCTATTGGTACTACCATGTTTGTTAACGTTAGGTCAGCTGCGTTACAGACTTTATCAATGGTTAACTTTATAAACTTTGAAGATAATAATATTATAGCTGCAGCAAGAACATTTGCAAATCAAAAACAATTTTGGTCAGACTTTATGATGATATTTAACTCTGATATGCTAAAGCAAAGAAGAGCTGGTTTAGGCCTAGATGTTAATGCTAGTGAGCTTACAGATTATGTTGCTAACTCTACTAACAAATTTAAAGCAGCGCTAAACTTCTTGTTAACAAAAGGTTATTTACCTACGCAAATAGCTGATAGTTTTGCTATTGCTGCTGGTGGTGCTAGTTTTTACAGAAACAGACTTAACAAGTATTTAAAAGAAGGTATGAACGTGACTGAGGCAAAGAAAAAAGCTTTTGCAGATTTTAGAGTTATAGCAGAAGAAACTCAGCAGTCAGCTAGACCTGATATGATTTCACAGCAACAAGCATCTGTTCTTGGTAGAATAATATTAGCTTTTCAAAACACACCTATGCAGTATACTAGGTTAATGAAAAAAGCAACATTAGATCTTATAAACGGTAGAGGTGATGCAAAAGCAAACATATCGCGTATTGTTTATTACGGTGCTGTTCAAAATATAATATTCTATAGTTTACAAACAGCTTTATTTGCAATGTTGTTTGGTGACGACGAAGATGATGAAGAGTTTTTTGACAAGAAAAGAGAAAGAGTATTAAACGGCAGTGTTGACTCTGTGTTAAGAGGTATGGGTATACAAGGAGCTATAGTTTCTACTCTTAAAAACATGGCTAGAACTTTTTACAAAGAGCAACAAAAAACGTTTAATAAAGACGAATCAGCTGTAATTATGGAAATGATAAACTTATCTCCACCTTTAGGTATTAAGCTAAGACAAATAAGAAATGCCGAAAGAACTATACGTTGGAACAAAGATTTAATAGACGAAGTACCTTATTATAACTTAAAAAACCCTGTTTGGGAAGCAAGCTTTTCAACAGTTCAAGGTTTAACAAATATACCTTTAGCTAGAATGCATCAAAAAGTAACAAACGTTTCTGAAGCTTTTGGCGAAGATATAGCTGCTTGGCAAAGACTAGCTTTAATGATGGGTTGGACAACATGGAACTTAGGAATAGAAAAAAGAACATCACTAAAAACCGGCAAGTCAAAAAGAAAATTAAGAGTTGGCGCAGGAAAAATGAAGTAATGAGATGGCTTTTGTTACTGTTGTTGTGTATAGCATGTGCTAAAGAAACTGACGATCTAGGTTTTAGAACATATATTATACCAGAGGGTAAACATAGTTCTGGTACATTTGTAAATCACCCAGATAACTCAAGGATTATATTTGACTTTATTCTTGACGAATCAGCAATATATTACACCGAAGTGCCTGAAAACCAGCACGACGTTAACAAAATTTATGGCATGAGTGACTTCGGTAAGCTTCATCAAAAATACTCTATAAGGCTTGGTTGGAGATATATAGATGGAGAAATTGAGTTATGCTGGTTGAGACATGAAGAAGGTAGACACAGCTCTGCTACAATAAGAACTATAGAGCCAAACGAAATATACAACGCTTCAATAGATATAACTACGTTTTATTATATCATAGTTGTAAACGGTGACACTACAGAGGTTAGACGTAGACCAGAAGGTTATTGGGGCTTGGTAAGAAGATATTATTTATATCCATACTTTGGTGGCAATGAATATGCGCCACATGACATAACAATTAAAATAAAAGAATGAAAAAGTTAATTATACTATTATTAATAACATTAGTTTCTTGCGCTGCACCAAAAAAGTGTTGTAGTCAAGATTTACAATCACTACTAAAATTTTCTACGTTTTACGCGGCTGTAAATGGTGGTACATCTTTATCAGATGTTGATGTATTTTCTGTAGATAACGGTTTGTCAACTAGTACAATATCTACACCATACGATTATAACTTAACAGTTGGTTTACGTAAAATAGCTAGATTTGGTTATGAAAACAAAGCACAAACTTTTTATGATGGTACAGAGTCAAACTATAGTGATGCAGCTACAGTTGGTAAAGTACGAGGTTTAGAATATTTATTTGAAGTAGATTATAAAAGACAAGAAGGTGTAGACTATATGGATCAACATCATTTTATGAGATGGAGCTCTGACGATGGTTGTGAAAGTGAGGTTTGTATAAATTTCTTTGCATTAAAACTAGAATACTTAGAAGATGGTTTTGCTGACGTAAAATACTTTGAAGCGTCAGAAAGATATAGATATAGAAAAGCTAAAAACTTATCTTGGAATATAGGCCTAGCACATAGACTAGCTGAACCTTATGGCTACAACCCACTTGATGAGTGGATGTTAGACAATGGTAATTTACATTATACTTATTTAGCTTTACAAGAAGGTTACAATGTAGATGTAGCAAACTCAACATATACAGATCCAGCTGGCGAAGTTGTAGCTACAAGTGCAGAGGTATGGGAAGCTGTAGTAATACCACAAGTGTTATCTGATTACGTAGAAAAAAAGAAAAACGAGCTTGAAAGAATAATGCAACACTCTATAGTTATAGGTTTTGATTATTATAAATATAGTAAAAAAACCTGGTTACATGCTTGGGGTAATTTAATGCCATATCATTATGATAGTGGTAATGAGTTTTCATATCACAACTTTAACAACGGTGAACAATGGTATGATTATTCAGCAGGATTTATATACGGTATTAAACAAAATAAAAATTTAGGTTATTTTGTTGAAGGTAAATACAACAAGTATTGGAATAGAGAGTGGTATGACTTTAAATTTGGAGTAAATTACGTAATCTTTTAATATATAACTATATAGTAAAATGGCTAAACAATTAAATGAAGATACTAGCTTTAAAATAAGCATAAAAACATTAATAGCAATAGGCGTTGGGTTGTCAGCGTTAATAGGTATGTGGTTTACACTACAAGCAGATATTGCAGAAGCAAAAGAATTACCTGTTGTTACACCTGAGGTTACGCGTATGGAGTTTGATATGAAAGATCAAATGATACGTAACACTATCATGGACACGCAGAAAGACGTTGAAGAAATAAAGAAAACGTTAGAAAAAATAGAAGACAAACTATACGACAGATGAAATATATTTTAATATTAATGTTGTTTTGTAATACGGCGTTTAGCCAAATACAAGTATCTCAGTTTAATGCTGAGTGGAACAAAACTAATCACGTTTCATGGGTAATGGAATTAAAAGACTGTAAAACTATATCGTATGTAGATATAGCTAAAAACGCTGATTTAGCTAAAAAACATAAAATTGCAGTTATACCTACTATAATTATATTTAAAGACGGAGAAGAAGTTGCTAGATTTCAAGCTGATTTAAGTTTTAAAATGGCAGCTACAAAAGAAGAAATACAGGAAGAGATAGATAATCAATTAATGAGCGATTTTTAAAATGACTGGAACTAATAGACAGAAAAGGTTTAAAGTAACAAGAGGTTATGTGCAAAAAAATAACCCTAACCCTGTGACTAGTTGCGGTAGAAGAAGAGCTTTTTTACAAAAAAGAAAATAATGCCTGCTAAAAGAAAAAGAAAACCAGACGTACGAAAAACTACTAAAGGTAAAAATAGAAACTTTAGAACAACTAAAGAAGGTGCTGGTATGACTAAACGTGGTGTTGCAGCGTATAGAAAGAAAAACCCTGGCAGTAAATTAAAAACAGCTGTAACAGGTAAAGTAAAACCTGGTAGTAAAGCCGCTAAGCGTAGAAAATCATTTTGTGCAAGATCAAAAGGTTGGACAGGCGAAAGAGGTAGAGCTGCTAGACGTAGATGGAAATGTTAACTAATAAAAATAAAAAAAATGGCTTATAAATTAAAACGCGGAAACAAGTCAGGTAAAAAAGGGCCTTGTTGGAAAGGGTATATGATGGTTGGTATGAAGAAAAAAGGTGGTAGAAAAGTACCTAATTGTGTACCTAGAAAAAAATAACTATGGGATATAAAAGTGCAGCTCAACGTAAAGCAGTTTGGGCAAGTAAAAAAGATGGCGGTAAGGGTAATCCTAACCGTAAAAAGAAAAGGAAAGTTAAACGTAAAAAGAAAAAATAATGGCTAAAAAATTATCTGCAAAGCAAAAAAAGATAGCTAGAATGGCTCCTCCTTTTAATAAAATAACTGGAGCAGATTTTAAAAAAATTAAACAAAGAAAAAGAGGTAAATAAATGAAAGAAAAATTATGTAAATTAATTTGCAAATTAACGTTTGGCAAGTTATGTTTAAATATATGTAAAACTAAATGTTGTAAATAATGAAAAAGTTATTATTACTACTGTTACCGCTAAACATGTTAGCTCAGCAGTCTTGGGTACATTTTCAAGTAATGTTTGATTTTTATGCTCCACAAGAGTCTAACTTTTTTATGGTATCTAACAGTATTGGTGATACGGCTATTTTCGTGCAACCTAGCGCACCTTATGAATATTTAGATACTATACTACCTTTAGACACAGGTTATTACACTGTGACTCTTGTAGATAGTTTTGGTGATGGCTGGACTTCTAATCAACCTGCTTGGTTTAAAATGGGCAATACTTGTCAAGGGCTAATATTAGATTTACAACTACAAGGTATACCTTTTACACAGCTAGATACAGTTGTGCATATATTACCTTGCCCACCACCAGGTCCGCCTGCTCCGCCTATCTGTGAAACTACTGTTATAAATATAAATCTTGATCAATATCCTAGTGAAACAACATGGGATATAACAGATAGTTTAGGCAACACTATTATATCAGGTGGACCATACAATAACGTACCAAACTATCAACCACAATACATAGTAAATTGTTTGCCTGTAGGTGAATTAACTTTTACTATTTATGATAGTTATGGTGATGGTATAGCTGGTAGTTTGTGGGGTGGTCAAGATGGTTCTTACTATATAATACAATGTGGTGATACTTTAGTTTATGGTGATGTTGCTAATTTTGGTAATGACACAAGCCATGTATTTATATCTGATACCTGCATACCTCCACCACCTGTTTATGGTTGTATGAATGATGATTATGTTGAGTACAACCCACTAGCTACAATAGATGACAGTAGCTGTGTAACTCTAAAAATTTATGGCTGTACTGATAGCACAATGTACAATTACAGCCCTGTAGCAAACACAATGGAAGATATTGATTCTTGTGGTTATACTTTAATACTACACGATCTTGCTGGTAATGGTTGGGTAGGTACAAGATTAGAGATATGGCAAGATGCTGATACAATGGAGTTTTATATGACTTCACAATCATTTAATCAAATAGAAAATTTAGGTTTATATGCGCCAGCACCTGTATATGCAAAGCTTTTTGTAACACAACAAGCACAGCTTACAGCTCCTGAGTGTGGTTTTACTTTAATAGGACCTGAAGGTGATACTGCTTTAAGCGTACAGCCACCTTTTATTATACCATTTAAAAAATACACGGGTAATACTTATTGTGGTAATATCTGTGAAGAAAAAATATTTGGCTGTATGGACAGTACAGCTTTTAATTATGTAGACACAGCTAACACTGCTTTGCCTTGTTACTATTATCCTGGTTGTATATCACCAGCGTATTTAGAGTATCACGTAGATACTACTAATGGTTATTATACCGATTTTAATATTCAAGATAGTTGCTTAACTCTAGCAGTTTTTGGTTGTATGGACGATACAATGTATAATTATAATCCACTTGCTAATGTTGATAACGGAGGTTGCGTTGCTTATATATATGGTTGTATGGATCCAACTATGTATAATTATAATCCGCAAGCAACTGCAAATGATACTTGTATACCCTATATATATGGTTGTACAGATCCTGTAGCATTTAATTACGATCCGCTAGCTAACACTGATAACGGTAGTTGTGAAGAGGTTGTTTACGGTTGTACCGATAGCACTATGTTTAATTTTAATCCTCTCGCAAATGTTGACAATAATTCTTGTATACCTTTTATTTATGGCTGCACTGATCCTAGCATGCTTAATTACAACCCACAAGCAAATACAGAAGATTTTAGCTGTATTGCTTACGTTTATGGCTGTACTGATAGTTCTGCCTTTAACTATAATCCAGAAGCTAATACTGACAACGGTTCGTGCTTGGCTGTGGTTGAAGGGTGTATGGACGTCAACGCTTACAACTATAACTTTGATGCTAACACTAACGATTCCGTGGCCTGCTTGTATGCGGCAAATTGTATAACAGGTCCTGGTGAACCTTATTGGTTAAACGATCCTTGTTATGCTTGGGTGTTAGAAGTTGATAACTATTGTTGTGAAAATGAGTGGGACACTATATGTCAAGCAACATACGATTATTGTGATGGTACTTGGTCGGGGCCAATGTTAGTTAGAGGTGTTGAAAAAGTTTTATTATCTGTCACTGATATACTAGGTAGAGAAACTGATATAATTAAAAATAAAGTATTGTTTTTTAATTTTAGCGATGGTACAGTACAAAGAAAAATAATAAGATAATGAAGTGGTTATTTTTTAGAACAGCATCTTTAGCGGCAGATGATGGTTTTATAAGCGCTGATGCCGGTGTTAATAGCGAATTAAGAAGTAGCGTTTTGTTAAGATATGACAGGTTATTGTCTGTAATACCTTATAACAAAGACGCTAACAGCGGGCAAGTTGAGATTCCTGCTGGTGGTAGCCAGTCAGAGTACAGAGGTGTTTTGCTAACATTTAAACCTGCATTATCTAACTACTCTAATGTAGGTAGCACAGCTTTATTAGCTGTTGACAAAGTATATTTAGAAGTAAACGGACAAGATGTAAAAGGTGTTTGTAGAAATTTAATTAGTTTTATTGAAAGTTCAACTGACAGTATAGTTGAAATAGCTGACAACGAGGGTAGTAACACTAGTGGAAACGCGCCTGGCATAAAAACTTGTAAACATATAGAATTAGCAAAAGGAGTAATAACATGATAAGCGAACACATAAGCGATAAGGAAGGCGTGTATAGCAGAACAGCGTTACGCCTTGGAATAAACAATAAGCCAGACAGAAAACAGTTAACAAACATGGAGTTGTTAGCTGACGAAATATTTGAGCCATTACGTACTTATGCAAATGGACCTATAAAAATAAATAGTTTTTTTAGATCACCTGAATTAAACAAAGCAATTGGTGGTAGTGAAAAGTCACAACATTGTCACGGTCAAGCTATAGATCTTGATGATACATACGGTCACTTAACTAATAAAGAAATGTTTAATTTTATCAGAGAGCATTTAGATTTTGATCAAATGATATGGGAGTTTGGTGATGATGATAACCCAGACTGGGTACACGTTAGTTACGTATCACCTAAAGAAAATAGAAACAGATGTTTAAAAGCTTACAAGCATAAAGGTAAAACTGCTTACAAAATAATTTAACAATTTGTTTACATAGAAATGTATAAATTATATGAGCTGTGGAGTGATTATAATATTATGAAACCACAAACAATAGATCTTAGTCCGCTAGTATATATAGCAATGATGATTACTATATTTTTAATAGCATTATAAAAAAAAGGGAGTAACTTTCGTTACCCCCTTTATTATTTTAGAACTGTGAGTTCTTTTGGTCTTGCACTTCAACTCTAACCTCTTGGGCTAAAGCTTTTACAGCTTGCATCGCCTTTCTGACTCTCGTTCCTGCAGAGTTATTACCATCTACAAATTTTCTAATGTCCGCTTGACAGTCATTTACTGTATCTTGTAAATCGTCAAACAAACTGTCTAGTTTGTTAAAAGACATAATTTAATTTAATTTAAGTTAATAATTATTTACTTTCTATCTACAAAGAAATAGAAAACAAAGATCAATGCTAATAAACCAGTAAAACCTGATTTACCTAAAGCATTAACCATGCCCATAAAATTTCCTATAATGTCCATTTCAAAGACAGTGTTTCCTGTTAACAATGTCCACAAAATTGTTACAGGTATAATAGCTACCATAACAGCAACTAGCCCTGTAAAAAATCCTGTTAAATACTTTATTACTTTTTCCATAATTGTTATTTTAAGTTAATACTAAAATTTATAAGATAATCCAAAATTGAATGTACCTTCGTAATCGTCTTGTTCGTTTTTCTTCATAGGCATAATGTAGCTTGGTTCAACGTATAAACCGTTCCAAACATTAAAAGAGTACCCGACTCCTAAATCTAACCTATCAACATATTCACCTTCGCCTTCAGTGTCAAACATTGCAACACCCCAACAGTCATTAGCAAATTTATAACGACCCATTAGTCTATAATTGTCCTCGCCATCCATAGCTAGTCCAATCATAATCATATCACTTAGATCGTAACCTATAGCTAATTTATCTGTTAAGTTGTATTCGTCTTCAACTTCAGTTACAGTTGTGATTACAGAAAACTGTGCTGACGCAATAGTTGTGCCTAAAGCTAACAACATAGTTAAAAATAATTTATTCATAATAATTGTTTTAGTTATAAGCCTGTTATTTCACATGATCCACCGGCACAGGCTAATTCACCAGATAAATCAGTTTCGTCAGTTAACTCCATTACATTTTCAAGATTTACATCTTGTAATGATTTAACCAACTTGTTAAACTCCGACTTCTTTATATCTTCGAACGGAGCTTGTGTATATGTACCACCATCGTAAGGTAATACAGATAGACCGTTGTAACAGTCTCTGTTTTCCCACATCCACTCACCAGCTTTGTCCCAGTCTTCTTTCTTTAAACTTATAGTTGCAGATACATTGTGGGTATTACTACCAGCTCTGTGGCCAGGTGCAACCCATTCAGTTGCTACTTTTTTTACACGTTCAAGTAAGTCAAACGCAGACTCAGTTCTTAATATAGAACCTTCAGGTGCTGATTGTGGTATTTCAATAACAGCAGTGTCGTGTGGTCTAAAATATTCATCTTGCACAAGTTCAGGGTGTGTATGTTTTAGATAATTATATATAGCTTCGTTTTTACCTACACGTAGTCTACGTATATAATAATCGTTATGCCATGCATGTATACCTGAAGATGTGCCAAGCACAAGAGATGTTGTCCCTGCAGGTTTAACACACG